TTTGTGCTTTGGGCATGTAACAAAATGAGCATGGGAATTAAGCGAGTTCAAGGTGAAAAGGAACTTTGCATAGTGTTCGTGGTGCTGAAGGTGTAGGTAGGATTCTGTTGTAACCAGGTTTCGAGGGTAACAATATCAGGATCGGTGACTGTGGGACCGGAGGAGAAGATGTTTTCTTTCCATTTGTCAGTTTCGGAAAAGAAACCGTGATAGTTCTCAACTTGGCGACGGACGTCGTAAAGGGTTGGGAACTCGGGGAATGAGAACATTTCTACATCGTAGTCGATGTCGAAAATTTCAGTCATGACATACTTGAATACTTTTCGTACTTTGTGAGCAGGAATTGGGTCTTGAGGACGGAATTTCTGGTAGACGAGATAGCATAGCATGTGATATGGAGCAGATTGACCGCAGGAGGCATAGGCGAGGCCTAGTGCGCGGGCAGCGTGCATCCAGTCATGTTTGACTGGCCTTTCGGGGTAAGCAAGTTGGGCGACGAGCTTGCCGATGGGGCGGGTGGGCATACCGTAGTTGTTTGTGTATCCGAGGACTTCGATTTTGTGACGAAGATCTGTGTATGTGGACTTGAGAATGGAGAGGACCATTCCATGACGCGTTTTGGCGTATTGGTCGAGGAAGACCATGAAGTCGCAGATTCGTGTGAAGTTCTGGCGTGCAAAGAAAATGTTGTCATCTCCAAGGATGAAGAAGAGCATGTTCTTACATTCAAGCAGGGTAAAACCAAATTCGAGGAGGCAGTCGACGATGATGTACTGATTACCGAATGAGTCGAGAGACTGGGTATTGTAGAGTCCGGAGGGAACTCCACCATTCAGGCGTACGTAAGCGTAGCCATCGAAAGAGATGAAAACCATGTTGATATACCATAAGAGCAGAAACTGAAGTAAGTTAAAGAGTTTAATAGCATGTGATGTGGAATGATTCGTTGAAGAATCGGGGTATGTGTGTGTGGGGGCGTATCCTTTATTAACGATGAGGAATTTGGGTATCCATCGTGTGAAGTAAGCAATAATGACGTAGAGAGGGAGTCGTTGGTCGAATTGAGACCAGTCGAGTGAGACGTAAGATTGAAAGAAATGTGCAGCATGATTGATGACGTTCATAGAGCCGCGGAAAGTTTCGAGTCCGTGAAGGACGCAACATTCTGGGTTTCGTAGTTGTACGATGAGGCCATAGGTGAGCATGATTTCTATAAGAATAAAGAGGAGTGCAACGGCGTAGACGGGGCGGATCTTCTTGTTTTTCGTGGGGTCACGTTCTGAGATCTGAGTTCGGATGAAGAGTTCAGTGGGCTCGGAGAGGAAGAAGTTATTGAGACGAGCTTGTTCAGCTGAGTCTGGCTGGAGTGCGTCTGAGAGACAGTCGCC